CCGGATCCGCAGGGGAGGAGCGACCTCGTTAATGAGCGATACCGGGCGCCGCTTAATCGTCTTGTCATTGCGGATCAGGGCGCCAATGTGATTCGGGCCGAGATGGTCATGCTTCCACAGGTGGGCGGCTTCTGGTTGCGGGAAGCGGCGGTCTATGATGAGCAAGGGGTATGCCTGGCCATCGCCAGCCTGCCACCATCCTATAAGCCGCAGCTTGTCGAAGGGTCGGGGCGCCTGCATTCGGTAAACCTCTGGCTCACCGTCAGCAATACCGCAGATGTAGAGCTCAAAGCCGATCCGTCGGTCATTCTCGCAACAGTTGAAGAGGTGAACAAGGTCAAGGCGGAGGCAAAAGATTACACGGATGAAGTGGTTGGCGCGCTGGATACCGATATTCAACAGGCAATTAGCGACGCGATAGCAACAGCAAGGCGTGACTTCTGGGAAGAAGAAAACCCGCCAGGAACGGTGCGCTTCTTCGCGCAGAACGTCGATCCCAATGAGAAATGGCCGTGGTCGGAATGGGTTTACACTGGCGAGAATAAAACGATCCGCGTCGGCAAGGCGGACGGCTCGGACGTCGGCACGACCGGCGGCAGCGATACCGTCACGCTCCAGCGCAATAACCTGCCAGCCGTGCAGATTGACGTAAGCGGCGAAACCAGTGAGCACCCCCAGCAGGAGCTGACCACGAAACCCGCTGGCAGGCACAAGCATAGCGGCGTGCCGAGCCGGGAGAATCCGTGGGAGATTGGCGGCGATATCAGCCAGCGCTTTAACCCGGCGAACCTGGGCGACACGGATGAGGTCGAAGATCACAAGCATGATATTGATATCCCACCGCATGGCCATGACGTCAACGGTAAAACCGACAACCTCGGCGAGGGTAAATCGTTCAGCGTGGTCGAGGCCCATACCCTGCTGATGTGCTGGGCTCGGGTGGCGTGAGTATCGAGTACCGTCAAAACTAACGGTGCTGCAGGACGGTCAGAAGTGATGGTGCGGTACCACCATAGTCAGGAATAGCGATGTTTGCCGGTAGTGAAAGCCCCTCATGTGAGGGGCTTTTTTTGTGGGTTAAAACAGACTGCCGAGCGAGCTTGATACGGAGTTAACCGCCTTCGTCGCGCTCGATCTCAGGTCCGAGAGTACATTGCAGCTTCTCCCGAAAATCCGAATCAGCGCGATTCAGGGTGAGTGTAAATTCAATTTTCTTTGCGTTGCCGTACCGGTCAAACTCCTTCCTCCCCTCATCCAGACGCGCCAGCACGTACATCCCGTAAATGCGGCCGTCACCTTCAATCAGCGGCCAGGGGCGGCCGGTAAAGCCGATCGTTCTCAGCGCTGCCAGCGATAAATTACCGCCGGTAATCTCAGGGTAAAGCACCCCGGAGAGGGTGATTGTGTCGTCACCCGGCCCGATGTACTGCCATCCGGCGGACTGATTAACTCGTTCATTTTTGACGTGCCGCCACTCCTGCGACTGCTGGAGCTGCTGATAAGGGATGGTGCGCAGCGTAAAAACAAACATCCCGTAAACCATCATCATAATTGCCACCTATTCTCTGTCGCGGAACGAGCCACGGTTATTTCTGTTGGTGCCGGCCATTGCATCGCGCACGGCGTTGTGCACCATTTTTTCCAGCTCCCGGGGCGAGTGCTGGCCGACCTCGTAGAAGTTAAGATTGAACACCGGCGCAGCACCGCCAGGCGCGGAAACGGGCGCCGAACCAGGCGCTTGCGTGGCGGCTGGTACCGAAAGAATGCCGCCGGCCGCCACAGCTGATACGCGCGGAACAGACTGCGGAATCACTCGCGCTTCCCGATAAGCCCCGCGCAGGGCCAGCGCACGCGGCAGGTTTTTAAAGATAATGTCGCCGGGCCCGATCCTTTTGGCTGCCTTCGTATTATCGGCGGTGGCCTTCGTGTTGTTTGCGATATTGCTCAGGCGCCGCAGCGTGCCAGTATTCTCCCCGAGAGGGGTATCGGGTTTTGCTGGGCTAGCCGCCGAAGATGGTTTCCATTCTTTTTGAACCATCTTTTTTTGTTTCGGATCCCACACCCACATAACCGGCGCCCATTTCCATTCCTTTTGAATCATTTTCTTTTGCTGGGGATCCCATTCCCACGACGTCGGTTTTTTGGGCGTAAGGTTATCGGCTTTGGCTCTCGCCACGTCGATACCTGACGGGATTAAGCCCAGCTTTTCGAGCAGCAGGCTGACACCTTCAGTCAGCAAGCGCAGAGGTGTAAACAGCAGATTAAGTGCCGTCCCAAGCACCTCCCCAAACGTTTTACCGGCACTGGCGCACTTGTCGAGCGCATCGCGTGAAAAGTCGATAGGGGTAAATAACCGGCCAAACCACCCCCAGACTTTTGACACCCCCGAGCCTATGGCATCAAAAACAGGAACCAGAAAAGAAAAAGACCGAGTCAGCGGTGATAAGCCCTGGCTAATTCCGCTGAACAACCCGGCGAAAAAGGCTTTTATTGGTTGCCAGTAACGCCAGATGAGCAGACCGGCAGCAACGAACGCAGCCACAATCAATCCGGGAATACCCAACATCGAGGCGAGGATGACCCGCAACCCGGAGGAGGCAACGCTAAGAGTTGAAATGCTGCTGGTTGCAGTGATCGACGAGATGCCGAGCATGCTGATGGCCAGGCGGAGCTTTGCCAGTGGGCCCAGGATAAAACTAGCCGCAAGGCTGGCGATACCCACCACGCCAGCGAAAACAGTCAATCCACCAATAACGAGGATGAGGGTTTGCGTCAGGCGGGGATTTTCTTTCACCCAACCGCTTGCGGCAGTAATCAAATCACTAAGCCCCTGAGTTAACCTACGCAATGGCCCGTCGGTAGTTTCCTCGATCTGGATGCGAAATCCCTCCCAGGCGCTGTCGAGGTTCTTCAGGTCGCCACTGAGATTGTCAGCCATGACTTTTGCGGCCTTCTGCGCCTCGCCCTGCGACCCGCGCAGATCGGCCAGTAATTTTTGTAACTCACCACTGCCAGCGGACATCACCAGAGCCTGGAAAGATTTAGCCGCCTCCTCGCCGGCAATGTCTTTAAAGAATGACAGGCGGCCCGTATCGCCGTATTTCCTGATGGATTTATAAATATCCGAGAGAACCGTTTCCGCTGGCCGCATTTTGCCGGTAGCGTCAGCCACGGTAACACCGAGCTGTTTTAATGCGGCCTGTGCTTTGGTTGTGGGAGCAGCAAGGCGCGAGAAGGTCGTTTGCAGACCTGTACCAGCAATACTTCCGCGCAGTCCTACGTTAGCCATCACGCCGATCATGGCCGTTGTGCGCTCCACATCGACACCAAGACCGGCCATCCCGGTGCCGGCGTATTTCATTGCCTCACCGATATTCGTCAAATCGGTGTTAGTACGGGTAAATGCCGCAGTTAACACGTCGCTAACGCGATCCATTTCTTTCGGGTCGAGGCGGAACTGCGACAGGATGTTAGAGCTGATATCGGCGCTTTCGCCCAGATCCATGCCGCCGGCCAATGCCATATTCAGCACGCCGGGCAAGGCGGCCTGAATAGCCTGTGGGGTAAAGCCGGCCATCGCGAGAAATGCTTGTCCGCTGGCCGCGTCGCGGGTGGTGAAAGCAGTTTCAGCGCCGAGCTTTTTAGCCTGTTCACGCAGGCCCGCCAGCTGAGAATCGCCTTTGTTGAGCCGGGTCAGCGCCTGCACGCGCGACATTTCTTCATCAAACCCAACGGCAGGCGCGAGGAATGAACCGCCAGCGTAACCCGCCGCCGTCGCACCCAGCGTCATACCCATGCCAGCGCTGCGCAGCTTACCGGCAGTTTCTTTGGCTCGCTCATACCCCGCCTGCGCGCGGGTTACTGCGGCAAGCTGTCGCCGTTCGCGCTCAAGAGTTTGGTTATATTGTTCGGTTCGCCGGATGGCGCTTTGAATGGCCCCACCGCCAGAGGTCAGGTTAACTCCGTGCTGGCGTACTGCCGCGGCTGCTGTTTGAAGTTGAGTGGTCTGCTTGTTGTAGGTATCCGTCAACCGCGAGAGCTTGCCACGCAACGTCTCAAGCCTCACCGACTGAGCTTCGGTAAGCTGGCCGCCTTCACGCTGTTTCTGATTGAGTCCATCAAGAGCGCGCTGGGTGTTCTTCAGGTTCTGCGCTGTTTCGTTGGCCTTCGCGCGCAGCTTGTCGAACGACGCCGCGCCTTTCTCCAGGTCCTTGACGGAAGATTGTGTTTTCTTGAGGGAGTCGGAGAGGCGGTCAACAGTCTTGCTGGCCGCACTCACCGGGCGGGTAAGTTTATCGATCGCACTGAACGCAACGCGAATACTAAGATCCATCGTCGTCATCCTCCTTGTCATGGTTGCCGCTTCTGATAGCCGCCCGATCGCGCCAGGCTATCAGCTCGCGCAGCTCCATGCCGTACATCTCGGAGGGCGGCCAGTGAAAAACTACAGCGATGTCGGCGATCAGGTCGTCGACACCGGAAATAACTGCTTCTCTTATTTGCTCGCCGTCGCCGCCTCGCTCGGTGCGGACTGCGCCGGTTTCGTCAAAAAAGGCGCCATCTCTTCGCACAGTGCAGTGAAATCGCCGGTGGTCATAGTGGCGATATCAGAAGCGGTAAGCTGCGGACTGGTCACGCGCGTGAGCAGCGTAGACACCGCGTCGTAGTCGAGGTTGAGCACATCAACGAGTCGCAAGCCGCGAAGCGATCCGGCCTGTTTGATGGTGTCATTGATGGTGACGGTTTTGATTTCCTGATCGCCGCGTTTAATCGGCTGGCTAAGCGTTACGGACATAGCGATTTCTCCAGGCGGCCAGCTGGCCGCCGTTGATAGTGAAAAACGAGAGGGTTACTGGCCGAGGCCCAGCGCGGAGGCAATGCGATCCGGGTAGAGGCTGTTGCCGTTGCGCTTGTAGATAAAGTTCAGCAGGTCGATTTCCAGCAGCGGTTTATCGTCCACTGACTCTTTGTAGTAGGTGTTTTTGATAGCGTAGGTGTGGTTGGTATCATCACCCTGCTTCGCTTCACCAGGATCAATCTCAGTGATGCGCCCGCGCATTTCGACCTCCAGTAATGAGCTGGTTCCGCCGCTGTAAATTTCACCAACGAAGCGCAAGCGCAGCTCGTCAATATCGCCACCCCATTTCAGGATTAGCTCTTCGACAACACCACCAACAATCATCGTTGCGTCCAGAGCCCCGGCATCCAGCCCGAGATCGACCGCTGCCGCGCCGAGCATGCCGCCGCCCTGGTAGTCTTCCGTTTTTCGGGTAAGTTTCGGGAGCGTGACGCTCGGCACTTTCCCGATGAAGTTTTCCCCGTCAACAAAGAGGGTAAACAGCCGGAGTTTTTTAGGAATAGCCATTTACGCACCTCCTAGCGATGCAAAAGCCGGCTCGTAATACTGATCAGTAAAGGTCTGGATCAGCGTCAAATCTTCCAGTGGTGGCACCGGGCTGTAGTTGTAGCGCACGACCGCCTTACCCTGGCGCAGGCCAGTAGTTGGGTTGTCGACGATATCAAACCAGCAGTTGGCCCCAATCAGCTTGCCTGCGGTGACCAGCGCCTGAAGTTTGGCATTGATACCACTGACCACGTCTTTGACATTCGCCGGGGTGAGCGGGCTGTCAACAGTGGTAAATTGCGCCTCCGCGATACTGTCGGCGAGGATCTGCGCTGTTCGGGTGTACACCTCGAAGATATATTCTTCGGTGTCGGTGGAACGGTTGCCCCAGAACCGGAAGCCATCGCGCTTGATCAGCGTGGTGATTTCGTGGGCGTTCAGCTCGTTGGCGTCGGAATCTTCCGCCTGCAACGCCCAGAACACGTCTTTGGATATCCCCAGCACATTTTTAACCGCCACGTTGGACAGCGATTTATGCCAGCCTTGCTCGTTGTCGATCAGCGCCCGCAGGCCAAGCGCATAAGCGACGGCGGGGAATTCCTCGTTGTCACCGGTCAGCGGGTTATAAGCGATGAAGTTCGGCCAGATCAGCATGCCTTCACGCTCCGCAAACGTCTCGCGATAGGTCTTCGCCTCTGCGATGGTTTCGCAGCCGTCGCAATAGCTGTAAGAGAACGCCCGCAGCTGCTTCGCGATAACACGCAGTTGCGCGGTCACCTCTTCGGTGTCGTACATCGGCACGCCGAGAATGCGCGGACGGTATCCGGTTTTTTGCTCTGCCGTCAGCAGTGCATACATCCCGGTATAGCTCCCGTCGGCCTGAGTGCCGCCGATAACGAGCTGCGATTGCGTTGGCTCATTTTCTCCGGCTTTAGCTTCAGCGACGCGAACGACGATTACGCGGGTGCTAACCTGGTCGGAAATGGCCTTCAGCGATTTATACAGAGAACCGGTTTTGCCGGCCTTACCCAGCACGCTAATCACCCGCGTGATAAGTACCGGCGTATTTAGTGGAAAGGCGAGAGGGTCGGCATCTTCAGCAACCGCGACCAGGCCAATAACCGTCGAGTCAACGTCGTTGATCGCGGTCTGGAGGTCGGTGTTTTCTTTAGTGCGCGCCCCGTGGAAAAAGTTGTCGGTCATACTCTACCGCCATCATGTTGAGTGAGTTCGGGGTGATAATCCCTAAATTTTCCGGCGTCGTCTTGCGGCGCTGGTTGTGAGCGCTCCGTGACAACAAAAAGCCGTCGCCAGCTTCGCGCGCGCATGGAACTATCAGCGCCAGAGGGGTGATCATGGTGCTGAATACAGACGCAATCGACAAAGTAAAAAGCCTGCTTGATACAGGCGCCAGGGACTTTAAAGCCTATCAGGATGAACTGTCGCGCATCCCGGCGCTCAATGTCCTGATGGGCGGCAAGGCGTTGACCGTGCTGGATGAGAAATTGATCTCACTGGAGCTGACGGACAACCGCGGATTTAATGCCGATGAGCTAACGATCTCCGTTGACGATAGCCAGGGTGATATTGCGTTGCCGCCGCGCGGCGCGGAGCTATCCGTGTCGCTGGGATGGCAGGGAGAACCGCTGATATACAAGGGGATTTATATTGTTGACGAGGTGTCCCATTCAGGCCCGCCAGACCGTATCGACATTACCGCCCGGAGCGCTGATTTTCGGGATGAATTCAACGTTAAACGCGAGGTGTCTTGGCACGACGTCACCGTGGAACGCATCGTGTCGGCCATCGCCCACCGCTACAAGCTGAAGCCGATCATCTCTGAGCAGCTGATGAGTGCTGAGATTGATCACGCAGACCAGACCCAGGAAAGCGATATGTCATTTTTGACTCGCATGGCGGATATTCTGGGGGCCATCGCCACGGTAAAAAACGGATGCCTGTTGTTTATACTGCCCGGCGGCGGGGTCAGCGCGAACGGCAAGGCGCTACCTGAGTTCGCTATCACACGCAGCAGCGGGGATCGACACTCTTTCCGCATCGCTGACCGTGATGCTTATACCGGCGTACAAGCGTACTGGCTGGATCTGGACTTCGGAAAAAAGAAAAAAGTCACCGTCAGAAAACGCAAAAAGACCGCCGAGAAAAAGCCCCGCAGCAGCAGCCGGGAAGGTGATTACATTGCAGGTGAAGACGGCAACGTTTTTGTACTGCGGACAACCTACAGTAGCGAAATAGCGGCGCAGCGCGCGGCCGCCGCAAAGTGGCAGCAGCTCCAGCGAGGCGCAGCTGAGTTTAACTTGACGCTGGCCTATGGCCGCGCAGATCTTTACCCGGAAATGCACGGCACGCTAACCGGATTTAAAGAGGCGATAGACAATCAGGACTGGATAATCGCAAAAGCCACTCACTCTATCGACGATAACGGATTTCAAACACGGCTTGAGCTTGAAGCGAAAATACCTGAATGGATTGCAGAAAGTGAGGGGTAGCGGCCATAATATGAGCGAGTTCAACTCCCGCCCCGGGAGGCCATCATGTTTAAGTGTCCTATCTGTGGTGCCGTTGCGAAAACGCGCACCAGTCGTCCGTTAAGTAATACCACCGTTCGGCATTATCATCAGTGCCAGAACTTTGAATGCAGCATCACTTTTACCACGCTAAATAGCGTTGAAAAACTGGTAACAAAACGCGGCCATCGCGAAAAGTTGCCACCTGGCTTTATCCCTTCAGATGCGTTCCCCGCTTCGCATTATGGAAACGATCAGCTTAGCCTCGCAGTTTAAAATAGGCCCCGCATATGCGGGGTCTATCTCTTGTTAACTCAGAGTAATCCGATAAAATCAAAATGTTTTGTAACAAATGAAAATTAATAAGTAACGATGGGGATGATTGCTATGGCTTTAGTTAGCTGCCCGGAATGCCGGAAGGAAGTGAGTGATTCAGCGTTGAGGTGTCCGTCATGTGGTAAACAACTAAGAAAACCGCGACGCTCAATTTTTGGGGTATTAATAAAATGGCTCTTTATTCTATTTAATATCTTCATGATCTATGCCCTTTTTAAAGGGTTAGGTGGAACCGGTGAAGTCATTAACAATGCAACATCGGAAGCGGAAAGGGCGGGGGCCGCTTTAGGCGCCGGTTTAGGGATGATGGCCATTGGAACGATTTGGGTTATCGGCGACGTAGTCATTGGAATACTGGTGTTTCTTACGAGACCAAAGGGATGATCTCATGAAGAAAAGTTTTGTTTTCATTGCGACATTTTTAGCAGCCTCCGTTTCTTTGGCTACTCATGCTCAGGAGGAGCCAAGGGACTTTAAAGGGGTTCTTCAGTGCCGAACTATGGAGGATAGCTCTCAGCGTCTTTCTTGTTACGATAATTCGATCCCACCTACGCGAACGAAGAGTGCTAAAAAATTTGAAAGTAGAGAGCAATGCCCTGATGAAAAAACGGATGAGAGGCGTCTGACCTGCTATGACAGATTTTTCTCGCCAACCTTTAAACCTGTTAGCTCAGCTAAAACCGCATCTTCAGTCGCAGAGGTTGGCAAGATCGAGACGATCAGTAAAGACAAGGTCATCGTGTGCCGCTCAGAAATAAATGGTACTAAACGATTGGCGTGCTATGACAACCTTTTCCCTCAAGATGCAACAGAAGAGGTTGTATCCAACGCAGTAGAGCCAGTCTCGAACCCTGGAAAATGGTTGACCCATATAACAACATCTCCAGTTGATGACTCAAAAAACGTGGTTTTAATGCTACCTAGCAATGATTCCATTAGAACCCCATACGGTGAAACGGTTACACCGACGATTTTTATAGCTTGCCGGGAAAAGAAAACTGAAGTCTTCATTAATTGGGATGTGTACTTGGGATTAGAAGAAACGAGCATGCTTTATCGGCTTGATAAGCAAAAAGCCGTGGAAAGAAGTTGGTCGATATCTACCGATACAAAGGCAGTTTTCTATAGCGGGCGAGATATTGATTTTGTTAAAGCCCTAATGAAAGCCGATAAGATGTTCGCTAGGATAACTCCTTACAACGAAAGCCCCGTGTCCGTAACATTCGATCTGGCTGGACTCAATAGCGCATTGAAACCCCTACAGCAAGCCTGCGGCTGGAAATAG